TTGCGCCATCGTCTTTTTAATTAAATATGGCTTCCATATCCAATATCCTAATCCACGCTCATTAGATTCGACGAAATTGGAATGCGGTGTCCAAAATTCTGGGTCATTTTTTAAATCATCGATGCCATAATATGTAGTTTTATCGAATTTGTTTATATCATTGGCTTGTTTTAATATTCGGTTCCCAGCGTCGATATAATCTTGTGTTCCTGCACTAAATGTAATAAACCATTTCATTATATATATTTGGTTAAAAATCTTTTTCGACATGTTCTATTAATGTTGTAACATTATGATGTAATATGTGTAAATCATCTTTTCTGTCCTTTTCACGCGTTTCTTTGATTTTCTGTTCAAGAGCATGTTTTAAACGAGCAAGACCTGCTTTATAAACAGCGATTTTATCCATAGCTCCATGGCTTTTGGCTAAAATCATCCACCCTAATTGTTCAAACATGTGAGTATGCCATTCGTGAAGCCCGTGGAAAGTAGCTGCACAGCAGTCGCCCATGAACCCGTGCATTGGTTTGTTTTTAATCGTACGATTTTTAGGCATTATATATTTTGTATATATTTTTATACTACGTCATCAATAGAACTGTCAATTTGTTTTTCGTTTATATATATGTTATATATTTGAGAACCAATAAAGGCAGACACTGCGGCTCCACAAATACATAAACCGAGACAAACACATTTACCTAGCATGGTGGCAATCATTTATAATATAAGATGGTTTTATATTATAAACAAATAATCTAAACTTGTTATGCAGCAAAAAAATATAAACAATATTGTAATTACAAAACTACAATATTGTTTCTATATGTTAATGGATTATTCTTCAAGAGCTCAAAGCCTAAAATAAATCATCGATTGAAATATAAATATTACAGTTCTCGCGGTCAGAAAACGAACTATAATGAATGCTTTCAAAGTGTGAATATTGATATGAAATGGTACAGGTTTCGCTACTAGAATCTCGTTTTCCGTCTACGTATGCCGAAATGATATACATATCGGCTGCTGCTAAAGCAGCATACGTACATTTAACATTCAAAATGGTTTTAGTATCAGGTAGTTCGATGACATATTTCTTCCCGGTCTTGATAAACTTATATGTATTACTTTTTTTATTACATTGTACTAGGTTTTTCAAATCCATAAGTTCAGATGTCTTACTAGTAAAGTCGGGGTTTGTGATTTCTTGAACTGCAGCCATGGTTGTTTTGTTTTAGTAAAAAAATAAAAATAACCCTGATATTCAATTTTTTTACTACCGTTTGTGAATATTCTATTCACTACTGTTTGTGAATATTCTATTCACTACCGTTTGTGAATATTCTATTCACTACCGTTTGTGAATATTCTATTCACTACCAAAAAATCCACCCTTGCCTACCTTAAAATCACTCAATCTTGTAATCGCATCACTCTTATCCTTAAGAATTTCCCGAATAAGGTCGCGAATTGAAATCATTCCAGTAAAATCGGGATTCTTGTCGTCCAAAATCAACAAATGGCGAATATCCTTGAACATCATCTTATTCATGCACTCGTCCAAAGAATCCGTCTTATTAGCGGTAATAATCTTAGGACCATACGTGCAGATATCCTTAACGCGAACCTCGCTAGGATTTTTATCAAGCGCAGCTACCTTATTAATATAGTCACGTTCAGAACATACACCAACGACCTTATTGTTCTTATCAGTTACCGCGAGACAACCGACATTAAACGCAGTGAATCGAACAACCGCATCTTTTACCAAATTCTCTTCACTTATTCTGAAATCAACCTTGCGATAACAAGATTTTTCAAAAACGCTCAACGCGGAAACTGACCGCGAAATATTAGAAAAGGCTCTACGTTGCATAGTATAAAATATATAACAATAAATGTTTATATATTTTTCATAATAATATTTTTCATCTAGAATTCAGGTTCATGTTTCTTAAATAAACACCCCTGCTTCGATAAATTAGAAATGGGTACTATGATACCCGGGTCCTGAAAATCCGAAGTATCTAACCATATTTTTATAATACAAAAATTCTTTTTTGGCGATATCGTAATACCATTAATATGCTTCATTTTTTCAATATCTTCACATAAAGCCTCGCCACAAATTAAATAAAAAAGGCTCTTCCACACTTCGGGAACGCTCTTATTAATTACTTTATAAGAAAAGCAACCGCCGTTCCTATTACGAGGGTCTTCCCACATGGGCGTAATGCCTTCCCGCATAACAAACAACATACAATTTTTTACGATATTATCAGTTAAATTTTCGTTCAGGGCTATTACCTTCTCTACGGTATTAATCTCCTTCATAACGACCGTATAACTCGATAATTCCCAGTTTTTGTCGTGTGGTAAATGATAATATAAATTCCATTTACCATGCAAGGAATGTTGTTGGGTAGGAATACTCACTGTATCCATATAGTGATTACGCCCGTATATTATATCGATAAAAATCTTTATACCCTTTTACGGACGCAGGTTAACAATTTCATATTTAGTTTCACTTAATAAAATATATTGATTACTATTCAATGAAAATGTTTCGATATCATTATCAATAATATGAAGTTCGTAATCCATATCAAAATGATAGTTTGCCGGCTGATACTCTAAACAACGTTGAATAAAAAGGGGAGACAAAATTTCATTTTTGGAATAATAAAACTGTTTATCCAAATCAATATAAATTGTTTCGTCCATAAGCGGGTGAGTATATTGGATACTCAAAAACGAAAATTTACAAGGCACCAAAGGAATTTCAATAGCCTTTTCGCCATCCTTGGGTTTCGGATAAATATAATTAACATATTTCTCACCAACCTTCATGGTTACCATTCCTTCCTCCATATTTGCAGTATTAGAAACCATAGAATTTAGTGTTTGGCAACTATCAGTAAAACCGATAACTAAATTTTTGTCTATCGGTTCCTTTATAAAATCATATAAATCCAAATAAGAATATTCTGCCCCAGTAAACATAGATGGATTCTTTTTCATTAAAACTGAAGTGCTTATCCAGTTAGATTTGAATGGCTCGATGCGTTGATTTCGCAGCGTAGCCATACCCATTCGCGCGGAATATACAAAAATATCAACCACGGCCTTAATAAGAGAATTTGAGTTATAGATTTGCTTCGACTTTGCCTTTACAGATTCTACTTGTTTAATTAACCAAAATGCGGATATAACACCATACGAAAAAAGTGTGCTCTTTTGGATATCAGACCAAATTTCATTCTTTTTATTTGTTACAGCTTTTATACCGTTGCTTATGGTAGTTTCAGCACATTCTTGTAAGTTCTTAAAAAAATCAGCCATGTAATATAAACATATAGAACGATTATTTTATATATGTTTTTTTATTGTTTTTGTTTTTTGTTTTTGTTTTTTGTTTTGGTTTTTGGGTTTTGTTTTTGGTTTTTGTTTGTTAAAACGTAACAAAATTACCCAAAAAATCCTCATATTTGGGCGGCAAATACTTGTTCTCTGAAATTGGAATTCTAATGAGTTTTGTGCCATTTCTATTGTAAATATCAGTGCAAGTATTAATATGTTCCTCAATTTTATCTAAGTCCGTAAATTGCTCTTTATTAAATTCCTGGTGCGTAAAGTTCTGGATTTTATTGCGAATAAAATATTTATCACCAAAATAACTGAGGTGCCATCCGCCATTTTCGATTTTGGCACAGCCGCGCGTACGATTAAACATACGAATCTCCTGGAAGTTAATATTTAGTTCAAGGTATTTTTTATAAGATACTGCCTTAGCCAAAAACCACTTCTCAGCCATTTTTGAATTCAAGTTATAATAATAAAAGTCCTGGACAAGCTGTTGGATATCAACCTTTATCTCACCGCGCTTTATGGCCGCTAACATATTTGGGTCAGGGATTTCGTCCAAGTCGGAAACTAATAATACGTCATCTGGCGCAAGCTTCAATTTGTTAATTCCACGCTTAATACAGTTTCGCTGGAAGTTCTCGTTTATCCATTGTTGGTTTTTGCGAACATCCATATTAGGCTGCTTATGTGGGAAGTCGTCGACAATTATATGGATAATTTTTGACGCATATTGCTCATAAAGTTCCTTATAGTCATGGAATGTACATGTTTTTTCAACGCCAGTATGAGTATGTGTCGATTCAACTAAAATAAAATAATCCACATGTTCATCTAAAACCGAAAGCCGATAATTTAACATATCAAGCTCATTATAAAAAATAAAACAATCTACGATTTTCATATATAGATAATATGTGACAATATTTATATAGTTTATGCACAAACATGGGTTATTTGTTTTTCATAGAGATTTTAGAATCTTGGATAATGTGGGTCTTTTACAAGCGGCCAAGGGATGCGAAAAAGTATTTACCTGTTTCATTTTTACGCCCGAACAAGTTGGTCGAGGAAACGATTACAGAAGCGAGAACGCAATACGATTTATGATAGAAAGTTTACAGGATTTGAGCAGCGCAATTTCGCATAGTGGCGGCGAATTAATGTGTTTTTATGGCAGTCAATCCTCAGTTTTAAAAACTCTAATAAAGTCGCTCGATATTGGAGCCGTTTATTTTAATAAAGATTATACACCATATGCAGTTGAGCGCGATTCAGAAACGGCGGAATTATGTAAGAAACTAAATGTCGAATGTCAAATGTTCTCAGATTATTATTTATTTGAACCAGGAACAATTTTGAGCGGCGCAGGAAAGGCGGCATATAAGAAATATACTCCGTTTTATAATGCAGTCGTTCATAAAAAAGTAGATGCACCAAATAACAAAAAGATAGGCAATTTGACTCGAGGACAAGCAAATGTTCACGGAAAAATCAGCTTGACAAGTGCACTTGAACAGTTTACCAAACCTAACGCCAATGTAATGGTTCATGGCGGTAGAACACTTGGAATACAGAGATTAAAAACCGCATTTAGAGAACAAAAAACCTATGATAAACACCGCGATTTTTTTATTGAAAATACCACTGGATTATCGGCACATATTAAATTTGGATGTATTTCTGTTCGCGAAGCATATCATGTGTTCTCAAAAACCAGTCATGGGCTAATTCGAGAACTTTTATGGCGTGAATTTTTCGCACATGTTCTCTATTCTTATCCAGAAGTTGTTGGTAAATCATACCAACCGCGATATCAACATATAAAATGGCATAATAGCGCAGCGATGTTTGAAAAATGGAAAAAGGGCGAAACAGGATTTCCAATTGTCGATGCGTCTATGCGGCAATTAAATGCGACAGGTTATATGCATAATCGAGGGCGTATGACAGTCGCTAGTTTTTTAATTAAGACGCTTTTAATGGATTGGCGATTAGGCGAAAAATATTTCGCTCAGCGACTCACAGATTATGATATTGCATCTAATAATGGTAATTGGCAGGGTATTAGTGGGACCGGCGTTGATATGAAACCATATTTTCGTGATATGAATCCATGGATACAACAGGAGAAATTTGATAATGATTGCGAATTTATTAAGAAATGGGTGCCTGAACTAAGTGATGTTGAACCAGGAGATATTCATAAATGGGACACTATGTGTTTGGATAAGAAATACAAAGATGTAAAATATCCAAAACCAATTGTGGATTATGGAGAACAGAAGGAAAAAATGTTGGCGATGTACACAAAGTAAAAAATTGATTATTTAACAAAAACATTGTTGTTAAATAAAACATCAAACCCACCATGAACACTGCGGACCAGTCAGCATTTTACAAGCGCTTTATTATGGCTTCGTCAGACGAAGATAATGCAGATCGATTGTATAAGGAGGCAACTGAATCGCGTGAAAACTTTAACATAATGATGTCTATTTTTGTTAGACAAAATCGTCTCCACGACCAATTTATTGAACCGATTGTTTTGCCTCCACCTGTTCAACCCTCAGATGCCGTGCAAACGCCAACTCATGTACAAGCACCTGCGCCTGTACAAGCACAACCTGCAGCACAACCTACAGTGCCTGTTCAGGTTGAAACACCATCTGTAAACACTCGCCCACTTTCCCGCCAACAGTTGGAGAATCTCAATGCTATGGAATCAAGAGCACGTCGCCAAGCTATTGATGCACTGGGACTAAATGCGGCTGACCGTAAGTCTTTAGTGAACCGTCTATGGCGCCTAAGACACCCAGACGAGGTTCGCCAAAATTCCCGTCGTTCATATCAGAACCGTCGCAACCTAAACACGTAAAATAAAAAATAATTATATGTCCAACTAATATACAGAATGGAGCAACAAAAGAAAATATGTATTCTAATTATTTTTTCACAAAGCATTCAT